AAGACGTCCACAGAATCGTGGTACTGCATGTCGAGCTGGTCACCCAAATCACCGTAGGCCGTTTTTCTTGCAGCTCTTGCAGCGTTCTGTCTTTCAGACAAATCAGCAGCAGAGTCTACAGCATTCAGTTGCTCGTCAGTAGGTTGCGCTACACTAGAAATATTCCATTCCTTAATGTAAGGGCCCTGACCATTCGAGTCATCCTGAAGTAAAACGTCCTTTGTAAAGTCAACTTCTGCTACGCCGTTATTAGCGCAATATTGTCTGACCTTGCTTGATAGTGATGCCATAGTTTTCCTCCTTATTATATCTAACACATATGTGTTAAAATCCTAGTTAATTTTAAAATAATTTGTATCCTCCAAAAAAACATAAACTTCCTGCGCTATTTGTTGATGTATTCCAAGTTGAGGTAAGTACATTTAATCTTGCATAGGCTTCAACATAATCTGAAGAGCCATTAAAATCTATTATTTTCGTAAGCATCATAGACTGTTCATAGCAAGGATAAGAACTATTCTCGTTGTTAGCGGCATAAGCCACATTTGATCCATTTTTATATATCGCAGAATTAAAAATATAACCTTGGTTTGCAGATTCACTATAAATAGCAGCATGAACATATATTAAATATTTTCCAGCAGTTTGTGGAGTAAATCTATAATTAGAAGAATTGTCATAAGCATTGTCTGTATCAAATTCTTCAATATTCATTTGTATTTTAGTCCATGTATTATCAGTCAGACCAGTTTGATTTGTGTTTGCGTAAGCATGAAAAGCTGGTTTATTTGTTTCTCCAGCGCCAGTCACGGTCCCAGTAAATGCGTAGTTAGATGCCTCGTTTAATTGAGTTGGTCCTACTGCGTCTGTTGTTATTGATGCTGATACTACTTTATCTATTGCCATATTATGCTCCCATCAATGCTTGGATTTCGTCATCATCTAATCCCAAGTCTTTTAGTTTTTGTTTGCCAGATGCTTTTTTATTTGTTTTATTTTCTTCTTCTGCTTCAACTGTTGCATATTGTGCTTCAATATCAGATTTAGAAATAGGTGTTGTTCCATTTTTCCAAATAATATTATCAACATCAGATGCCTCAAATTCTGCATTAGGGTTAATTTTTTTAATAGCTAATATTAATTTTTTATCATTATTCATTACACACTATCTCCTAGTCTAATAAAAGTCATAACACATCTATTATAAGTGTTAGAACTATCAGTTCCGTAAATAGTAACACCATCATGACCATTACCAGATCCATATCCAAATCTTACTTTATCGTTTGTAGTATTATCTACATTTACTAAACACTGTAACGAAATTCCATCTCTTGTATTTTCTGCATAGTCAAACATTTTACCGATTCTAACCATATCCTTATAAGTGCTATTATCATTAGTAACTGTTATTTCAAAAGTTCCAGTATCTTGACTACCACTTACTGTAAATTCTGCATCAAAAGTCCACATAATTAAATAATAACCAGTAGCACTAAAACTAAAAGTACCAGATGATTGAGATACAATAGATCCTTTTCCAGAATAACCATCCATAGCAGTATCAGCTATATTAGATTGTAAATATCCAGATCCAGAAATATTTGTATTTGATGTAACTTTAAAAGTTTGTGCGTTTGTAATTCCGCCACCTTTAATAAGTGAGTAGTCAATTCGTTTTAAAGTTCCAGCATCTGATACTAAAAATTCGTCTGTGTCTGCTGGTTCACTAGAAAGTTCTGTTGAACCAGAGATAATATCGTTATTTAGTTTTGCAGCAGTTACACTTGTTGCTGCAAGCTGTGAAGTACCTACTGATCCTGCACCAGGTGCATTTGTTGCAGTTGCTCTACCTAAGAACACACAATACATTTCGTCCGTACCATTAACCAATGCTGCGGATAATGTAAGGGTAGTGCCCGATGCAGTGTATGCTTTACCTGATCCTGGTTCCTGAACAATGTTGTTAATTACAAGACGAAGATCATTTTCGTTATTTACGGAATGATCTAAAGTGTATGCAGTTTGAGAGTTAACAATAGTAAATACTTGTCTCTCAAAACTTATAAAGCTTCTTGCTGGTGCGTTTCCTAAATAGGCCATGAATCTCCTTACGTACTAATTGCATCGACAACAGACATCCAAACACTTAATGAACTTGCCGTGTCGGACTGTGCTTTTACCACGTCTCCCGATTCAATTACTATTTTACTTCCACCATCTATCAGCTCTAACGATCCGCCACTGACAATCGGTGCATTTTTAATTAAGTAGTGATCCTGTGAACCACCAGTTACTGAAGATGTAATAAATACATCTGCATTTATTGTTGATGTTGTTGTATTTGCTAAACGTATAGAAATTATTGCATCATCAGAGTTACTTGTATGTACTGCTGTTGCTGATGTCCCTACTGCATTCAAACCGTATCTTTCAAAATCTTGTGCCATATTACTCCTTTACTATAAGGCGATTGCCATTGCAACCGCAAATCCTGCTGATATTCCTGCAGATCCACTAGACGCTGCTGTTACTCTCCCTTTTGCATCTACTGTGATTGATGAATTTGTATAACTAGCTGCTGTTACACCAGAGTTAGCTAGTGTTAAAGCTCCTCCAGATGCTATTGTTGCGTCTCCAGATATATCAACTTCTTCAAATGATGTGCCATCAGCTACCAAAATTTTGTTAGCTGTGTTTGTTGGCATCTTTAATTTAGATCCTACAGTTAAATCACCATTTACTCTATTAGATACGACATTAACAAAATTACCCATGTAAGCATGAGATGAACATTGATAGTATAAAATATTTGGTGTGTTTGCATCTACAGCTATTTGTGTGTACGCACCAGAACTACCTGCGGTTCCGTTTGTGGTTACATTGGTTGTGTATGCTGTAGACTTATCTGCTTCTAAATAAAATCTTAAAGGGTGTGAACTGTTCGATGAATCAGATTGATCAAATCTATAGTAATATGGATACGATGAATCTGCACCAGATAATGTTATTGCTGGAGATTCTAATCCATCTAAATAATAAGCATTAGCTGATGCTCCTCCAGCACTTTGATATGGATGATTACCTGATTTAGCTGCAACTTTAACAGTAATAACTTTTGGCGCCGATGATGAACCATACTCCTCTGGTGTGGGTAAACCTATTTTTGAACTAGGAACTGTACAAAATACCTCTTTTGAACCTGCGCTAAAATCAACAGCAGCATCACTATTAGAACTGGAGATAATATAAGTTCTAGTTAATGTGCTTGCTCCTGAATTTAAAGTTCCAAAACCGACTTCAAACTCTGTTGTTCCGTTATGAAAAATACAATAGTATGTTGTATTACTTCCACCAATTCCTGCAGAAAAAGTTTCAAAACCTGATACAGCTCCAGCTAAGGTGAACGCACCTGTCCCTGTAGTTGTACTTGTTTCTTTTACTCTGTCGTTTAATTTAAACGCCATATTTAATCCTTATTACGATGTTAAACTAATAATCGCATTTGATGGTGTACTTGGATCAGGGAATACAATAGTGAAGTCACCATTGGTCGCTGTCTTTGTTCCACCAAAATCTAAAACTACACACAACTTATCTGATTTATCATCATTATAAATAACTCCATAAGCTGCACTAAAAGTTGCGCTTGAAAAAGTTAAATTAGCAAAATCAACTGTCGCTGTTCCTGTTCCAGTAACAACTGCTTGACTCGCTAGTGCCGCTCCGCCAGTAGTGTATCCACTACCTCCACCAGAACTAACTTCATTAGCAACTCCTGAAGAGTATGCTGTAGCAGTGGCTGCGTAAGGTGAACCAGATCCGGCTGTGTACAAAGCTAGTTTAAAAGAATCGCCTCCAGTTGCAAAATTGTGAGTTCCTGAAAGTAATTCACTTTTAAAACTATGTGGTACTACATTTGCCATTTTTTATCTCCTTATTATGGTGATGGTGATTGCATTGGAGTACGAATAACACCATCTTGATATTCGTCTCTACGTCTTCTACCTTGTTGTTCGATAGAATAGGACGATAAAGCCCTTCTATATGAAGCTTCGTAGTATTGTAACATATCTGCTGGACCTTTCAAGTACCCATATGTTTCTGCTAAACATGCATATAATAACAAATCTTGATATTTATTAGACACATAAGTCCCTACAGTCGAAGCTGGATTCGCCGTTGTCGGCAAAGTAGTGCTTGTTATACTCACTGGTTGTTTTACATATGCTAAAGTTATTTCATATGTAGAATTTGGAGTAGGTGCCACAACCCAAAAATTAGCATCCCAATTAGCATAATATTTAGGTAAACCTTGAGCAGTTCCTGGAGTATCATAAAAAGCTGCCATATAAGTAGTTTCTTTTTTTTCTAAAAATACCTGCACATTTGGAGTTTGTGTTGTATCTTTTAATTGAACATATCTAATTATTCTTAAATCTGATGGGATGGTTACATATCTGTTACCGCTAATTAGTGTAGATGTTGCATATACTCTATTGTCATCAGTGTCTGACTCTCTTTGTATTCTATTCTCTGAATTTTTTATAATTGTATCTAATACAGTATTAGATAACACAGTGTCATCAACCTCTGTATAATTTCTAATATCGGTTCTTAAT